AAAATCCAACCTTGCGAATTAGGTAATAAACTTGCAAAATAATTGCCACCCCAAATAATTTGCTCTTTTGAAACCCTAAACAATTCAGTAAAATAAATCATTTGTGGTATTTCATTATCCCAGCTTTTTTTAGTCCATTGCTTCCAACCATTATCAGCATTTCCAGCGTGGTTTTCTGCTCCAATTCCATAAGGTGGGTCAACTATTGCCAAATCAAAATACTTATCAGGGTAATGTTTCATTCCTTCGACACAATCCATAAGATAAACCTCTGAAATTGGAACACCCGAACAAGGCACTTCTGCTAACAGGGGTTTTGCAAAAGGCAAGGCTTCGGTGGTTAATTGAGAATTTGTAATTCTATCTATCATTTGTACTAATTTTGAACTTTTGTAATTCTATGCCTTGCCCTTCGCAAAGCCCTAAAACGTTACCAGCAATGCCAGCGACAGTGCTAAAACAACCGCAGTTGTGATTTAAAGTCATTAAAACGCTTTTCTTGTTTCTCATAATATTCTTGGTCTATTTCAAATCCTAAAAAGTTGAACCCACCTTTATACGCTGCAATTCTACTACTTCCACTTCCTAAATGAGTGTCTAAAATTAAATCACCTTCTTTGGCATAATTTTGTAAAATCCAATCGTAAAGCGGTATCGGTTTTTGTGTTGGATGCACTTTGTCAACTTGGTTGTGTTTATGTATTGAGTAGGTAAATAACTTTGCAGGTTTTTTCAATCCCATACTTACCCAAGCATATTCTAAAGTCGCAAAGTTTGGCATCGCTTGTTGTTTATTCCAACACAAAAAATACTCGCTTGGTGGTAGTTCAAAATTATTAGCACCCCAAACAATTTGATTTTTAGATACTCTAAACAACTCACTCCAATATTCATCGCTTGGTTTATCGTTGTTCACTGTTTCCATTCTTTGAAATCTTTTGGCGTGAACATCTTTACTGCTTGGAGTAGTTGTTACGTTTTTAAACCTTTCAATTCCATAAGGCGGGTCAACTATTGCCAAATCAAAATGGTTGTCGTTAAAGCGTTTTAATGCCTTTACACAATCTTCCAAATAAACCTCCGAAGTAGGCACTGCTGGTAACACGTGCTTTGCAAAAGCGGGGGTTTCCGTTTTCAAAGAAACATTATCGTTAAATATATCATTCATCTTTCTAATTAAATTTAGTGGTTAAAAGCCCCGCCTTCGCAAAGCACCATACGTTATCAGCAATTAGTACCATTAGGTATTATACCATTAGGTAACACCTCGCTGACATCAACGATGTGTTTTACAGAAGTAGCCCAGATTCAGCAGTTGGAAACTCATCTCTAACTGAGTCATATTTCAAAAGAGCTACTGTTCTATTATTTACAAAATGATTCCAAGTCTTTATTATTAATGCCATCTTGATAGTTATAGGCATTTTCCTTGGAGACATCTTATCCTGCATTAACTTGGTTCTAAGAAGGTTTACCACACTATTTGAAATGTTGTTACCTGTTGTTAGTTGATTCATAAACTGCTCTGCTTTTTGCGAATTAAGACCATCAAAAAATGCATATAAGCCACCTATAAATGAAGGGGCTAAAATCTTTGCAAATGCATCATACCAGTTATGAGTTATCCTTGCAACATTCTGCCAATACAATTCATTCTTATAGTATTCATCTAATAATTGAGCATTTGTTAATTTTATTTGCTTTCCACCATTACTTCTTAGATTTCGTTTTAACAAATGATATTGATTGATTATTGAGGGAATTGTATTTCCTCGTTTAACCTGAGCTATTGAAAAGCAATCAGAGGCATTCCTTGATTTTCCAGTATCTATTACATCGAATATTGAGTCTTCAAGATTATCAATTACATGAAAATAGATTGAACAATTTGATTTTATGATTGCATGCAGCCTATGCTGACCATCCAATATTTTCCCTGTTTTCGATACCTTGATTAATTCTCCAGTATTCTCCTTCCACCTGCCATTAACCATTTCATTAATGTACCTGCCCAAAACTTGTTTGGATAAAGGCCTGTTTCCAATGTTTGCCTCTAAATAATTTTTGGCAATACTTGGTGTAATCAGTTGTTTTTTAATTTGTAATTCCATGTTTTAGATTATTTATTGTTTTAGATTATTTATTTACTTTCTCAATCTCCCTTGTCAAATACCACTGCGCCTTTTTTAGGTCATCAAGCCTGCTGCCCTTCTTGCCTGCTCTGCTGATGTACTTGACCACATTGCCCAGGTTAAAGCCAAGCTCCCATGCCTCTATGACCTTTATTGCCTCATAGGTGTTGTCTGCTCCACCATAATGAGCCGGATGATCTACTGCCTGAAGTTGCTCACGCTGCTCCATCATGTCATCATAGATTGCTGTCAGTATGCTGCCCATATTTGTTTTCGTAGTAATAATTGCCCTTGGTCCAGAAGCACTCAGAGGCCTCCTTAGCTTGGCCTGAATTAAATGCCTCAATGATTTGCTGCCTGTCTTTTTCAATGGCCTGACCAAACTTCTCTCTGCTCTCATCAGTCAGGTAAAAGTTCTCCTCCATGTAGGTAATTAGTTCCTGTAATGCTGTCATGGGTAGTAGTAGATAGGTTTAGGATGATTATTTTCTGACATTGTTCTGCCGCTGAGCTGCTCAAGGTCACGGTATAGGCCTCCATTAAAGTACCAGCCTGCATGCCTTGGCTTTGAGCGCATGTTGATTAGCTCGGCCTTAATCAGGATGTCATTCACATCAACCTTGCCATCATTGTCAATAATGAAGGCAATGAGTTCTTCGATAGGTGATGGCTCATTCATGGCAATGGTAGGTTAAGTCCTGTGGTGTCCTGGTATGCCTCAAGGTAGCCCTGCCAGAAGCCATCAACATAGATTTCCTTCTCGTAGTCTTTATCTGGATAGCTCTCCTTAATGTCATCCAAGTCACAGCCATCAACGAAGGACTGTTCGCCCTTGCCTCTGATGGCTTTCAGATTGATTGGAGTGATTATCTGGGTGAGGCCATCATCCGTGACATAGTCAATTATTTCATCGGCCAGATCATCAAAGTTGATAATAAACCTGTCCTCCTCCTTATTATAGAAGAAGTCAATATTCTCCTTTAGTATCTTAATCAGTTGCTCTTTCATCTTTATTCTCGTTAATCAAATTGTCAATTACATGCTTAATGTAGGTGAGGGCATTTAGTCCTCCTGACCAGTAGTTCCTGGTGGCCTTAGTGTTGGCATCATGATCCATAAGCAATTGCTTACTGCGCATCTCACGCTTGACAATAATCAGAAGCTGCTCCAGCTGTGTCATATGACTAGCCTGTCTATGTTGATGTCATAGGCCTCCAAAGACTCATTCCAAGCCTGCCACAGATGCTCCTCATCTATGTACTTGCCATCTTGTGAAGTGTCCACAAGTCTCCTGATTTTATTACTGAAGTCAAAGATGAACAGTGCCATGTCTAGGCTTTTTATGCACCTCTTATGATTCAGTTCATCATCCAAATCATCAAGGTTAAAAATCAATGTTGCTTTCATAGTGATTGAAGTTTTTTGGTTGTGTTTAACCCGCCTAAATGTTTAATGAATCCTCGGCACAAAGTAGCAGCTTTGAATCCGAGCTTACGATAATGCTCATTGAATTGAATCTCTGCCTGAATGTGGTCATTGCTGCGCCATTGACAAAATTTCTCAAAATGGCCTGCCTGCATGTAATCGCTAAGCCTGCGCAGACCAGGATTCCATGTCATTCCATGCCAAACTCTGCGATAATTGACAGCCATCTCCTGAAATCTCACCTTAGTTTTTGTCTGTCTGACTCCTGCCAAAACTGGATGCCCATTGCGATCTGATGGATGCCTGAGCCATACAGTGTAAATCTCCTTATCATGCTCCAGCACCGAGCGAGAATCACTGATAAAGCCCTCCTGATAAAACTCCCAGTCATCTTCGCAGTGGAAAATATAAGGTGTCTGCACTTGACAATAGAGCGTATCAATGGCATGCACTTGTCCTGCCTTATTACTCAATGTCCACTTAGCCTCTATCTGCCAATGCCTCTTAAGGAAGCGATTGAGGTCAATGCCTAAGTCGGTGGGGATTGTGCCGCTGTCCTCATGGATTAAGAATGCAGCCGGTGGTGGCCCATCCCAGAAGCTCACCAATGAGCTAATGGTTTTCTCAAGTAAGTCAAATCGACCGCAAGAGGTCAGGCAGATGGTGATGTCTCTATCCATTGAGGTAGGCGATTAATTTGACCAACAATAAACCCACTAGAATCACATACAGCACCCAGAAGAAACCAAGTGTTAAGCTGTTTTTAACCTCTCTATTCATTTCTCTATTCATCATTTAAATGAAGTATAGGTTATCAGCTAGGATTAACTCAGTGCCTGGCTTAACCTCATACGAGTCATTGCCCCAGGATTGCATCTGGAACAGGTACTGATCCTCGGTAATCTGAAGGCCATAGAAATTAAAGAATGCCCTCTCGGCCTGATGAACAAAGTTCATGTAGTGCTGGCCATAGAGTTCATAGATGCAGAATCTGCCGCCCATCAGGGAAGCTCGGTGAACGACTTGGATGTCTCTCACTTTAATGTCCACCCACATGCGATTGGTAGTGTCCATGCGCACAATTACATCGGTAAAATTCATAATTATATTGGTTAGATTTGTAAGCGCAATAAAGGCAAAGGAATTATATCTGCAAAAATATTTGTAAAAAAGTTTTATGCCAGTCTATGACTCCACATCAGCTTTCTTAAAGCAGCAGCTCAAGAACTTTAAAGAGGCCTCCAAAGCCGACAAGGTGCTGAGGGAAGCTGCAATTAATGCCACATCAGCAGTGTCTGATAGAGTGCAGCAGCAAGGGCAAAAATCAGATGGCTCTCAGATTGGTCAATATGGGCAGAGAGTAATTCCTTCTGCCTTTGGTAAAGCTCAGTCCTTTGCCAGCAAGAAGCGACTTGCAACACTTAGCAGCACAGACAGCTATAAGCAACTCCGGCAGAAGTTAGGCCTTCAAACTGCATTCATTGACTTTACTTTTTCCGGTGATATGTTCAAGTCTTGGAAGCCAGTGCCAATCTCAGACACTGCCTATGGAATTACATTCACATCTGCTGAGCAGCTTCAGATCGCTAACTCACTAGAAAGCAGATTTGGAATTACCTTTGAGCTATCTAAGCAAGAGCTTGAGCAGTCGCTAAAAACAATCAATAGACTCGCCACACAATACCTGAGCAAATGACAGTAACCAAGGTAACAGTTGAGAGCGCACTTAAAGACCTTTGCCTAAATCTGGCAGGCACATTTGTAGGCAATGCCATGCTCAACTATGGCGAGGCAGTAGAGAGCATTCTTGAGGGCAGCGCAGGCAACTATGTGACCAAAGATGGCAACACCTACTGCGCAGTTAATGACACTTACCCTTTGGTGCTGTTCTTCACCAGGGAGTCTGCCTCTGTTGAGGCTTCGCCTGCCGGAGGCAGAGCAACAAGCCTGCTCAGGACAGTAAACTTCAAGCTCATCGCTAACTCAACTTTTGAAAATGCCGAGTTTGGCATCACATCAATCATTAATAGAACTAAAGGCATAACTTATGCGGGTACGGACTTCAACTCAAAAGCAATTGCAAACCAATACTTCGGACTTCCGGAGAGAAACTTTGAGACCTACTTTTATGCCATTGACTTCCAAGTCACCGAGCGCATCAGCTGTGAGATTGCCTGTTGATCACATCTACTTTATAAGTCTCAAAAAGGCAACGGTCAGGCGCAGCAAGCTCACTGAGCATCTTGACAGCATTAGGCTAACTGACCAGCATGGAGAGAAGGCAGAATGGCATTGTGCAAATGATGGCAACTTCATTAATCACTTGGTTGATAACTCGGTAAAGAAGGCCAACAACAGGCCATCAATGAGCATAGGCGAGATAGGATGCTGTGCTTCTCATCGTGAGGTTTGGACTAAAATTGTCCAAAATGGGCATCAGTCTGCACTTGTTGTGGAGGATGATGTTAGATTTAACCTTTTTAAATTTAGAAACCTAATAAAGAACTGGGATAAGCTGCCAGAGTTTGACTTCCTTCACCTAGGCTGGAACTATTACGAAGGCTATAAGAAACAGACAATTGAGGCAGTTAATATTCCTGAACTGCCGGGGCTATGGAAAGGTGATGGAATGTGGCTTACCCATGCCTACATCATCACCAATGAGCTTGCACTTAATTGGCTTGAGCGCACCAAGCGTCAGACAAATGGCCTAGATGCCATGACAGCAGACATGCAGAGTGATTGCAGAGCCTATGGCTTTAAGCCGCACATAGCTGTCCAGGAGTGGAGAGGTTCAGGAATGAAGACTCAAATTCATCACACAGGTTAGTAACTATTTAAACAATCATAAATGGATAATCTTCAGTACATCCGTGATGCTATCCGCAAGGGTGGCAATCGGGCATTAGTTAAAGTAATTAGGTGGCAAATCAATCCTACCACAGGCTCGCAGGACATACCTTATGAGGTATCAGTGAATGCCGCTGGTGCGCTTCGTGAGCTTTCTAAGCCAGTGAATAAGCGTTCTTTTTCATGGGCCAGAATTAGGCCAATGGGCGAGCTTTACATCGGTAAGGTTATGCAACCAACAGACCAGAACTCACTGAGCAATCCTGAGCTACTCACCCAGATGAAGGAGGAGTTGAAGGCTCAGCTTCGTGCTGAGATAGAGGCCGAAATGAAGGCCACACTGACTGAGGAGGATGATAAGCCAAAGAGGAAAAAGAAAGCACTTGTGGAGGATGTCGCAGATAATGACCTAGACAATCCCTCTAACTTCATCAATAATGATCTAAACGAATTGCCACTATGAACATCAAGGAGTTTTTAATTCAGCAGGCTAAAAGAGCCGGAGTGTCTGATGACCCAGAGTTTAATCTGATGATTTCAGCATCTGCCCTCAATGACATTCAAGTACCGGAGGCGGTAAGCAATAGGTTTAATACTAACCTCTTTGACTTCGAATTAGCCAAGACTAGCCTAGACCTTAAGAAGCACTTCATCAGTAACTACATGATGGGGTACGATGAGGAGATTGTAAGGATGGCAAAGGAGTATGGCCTAGACAGCAACTCAATTGAGGAGCTAAAGGTGACCAAGAACAGCGGAGACAAGATCAAACTTGCCCTCAAGAAGCTGAAAGACTTGGAGGAAAAGGCTAAGAACTCAGTGAACACCAACCAGAGCGAGGAGTTTCTAAAGAAGATGGCAGAGGCTCAGGCCAAGTATGATGACCTGGTTAATAAGGCAGAGGCCGACAAGAGCCTGATTGAGCAGAGGTATGTGACCAAGATGAAATCACTTTGGGAGCAGACGCAGCTAAACGGAATCCAATGGAACGACCAAATCCCTGAGGCAGCGAGAGTGCCAGCTTACCAGGCAGTGCTTGAGCGTAAGTTGGCTGCACTTGATGGGCAGATTATCTATGATGCTGAGCGCAATGCTGCCAAGCTAGTAAATGCCAAAGACCCTACACTTCCACTTGTCCATAATGGAAGGGAGTTTAGCTATTCTGACCTTTCTGCATTAGTTTTGCAAGAGAATAAGCTGCTTAAAGAACAGGGGTCAGGTGGCTCTAACCCTGGTCAATACGCAGCAGGCACACCCAACTTTCCGGCTGCCCCTGTGGTTAGCCAAGGCACACAACTCCCGCTATCTGTTCAATCTGCGCTTGCGCAAATGGATAATATAGCGACCAAAATGCGTTAAAACTCATTTACTAAAATGTCATTATCAACAGCCAATGTCTGCCCAGCGGTCTTGACCTCACTGAGCGACAACCTAATAAACAACCCTGCCAATGTGCAGCTTATGGGTGGCACTCTTGCTGCTCTTACCGATCCTTCAAACCTTCGTGCAGGTCAAATCATTCGTCAGGCTAATGACAATGGCACAGGCCACAATCGTGAGGTTCGTGTTGTCTATAAGCAGCGTCAGCTTCCTTCTAGCGCAGTTGATACTAAGTCATGCGTTGCTGGCCCTCAACTGAACTACATCGAGGAAACTCTTACTGTGAACAACTTTAAGCAGGTTTCCTTCACTATGTCAGAGGCTCAGCTTCGTTCTTATTGCGATGCATATTCCGCCCTTACTGAAATAACGGGGACAAATCAGCCGGGACAAATTGCCCAAAGAGCCAATGGAATTGGAGCTGCTCAGGGTGCGCTTTCAGTTGTTCGTGAAATGTTCATGGACATTCAGCTTTCTGCTAATGCTCTTGTTCAGGCAATCAATGATGACCTCCTTACCCAGATTCAAGCTGCTGCTGGTAACTGGTATGGCGGTAATGCTAACCCATCTTACACTGTTGAGGGTACTGATGGCGCAATCTATGCTGCTGGCCTTTTTGCCATGAAGCAGAACTACATGAACACTGGCTTCAATGGTGCGCCCATCATCATCGGTGGTGCAGGTGCGCTTCAGCGTGTTTGGATGAACGATTCTCGTTACTTCGGTCAGGGTGCTAATGGTATCAACTTCGCAACTGTTCGTGAGAACACTGGCCTAGCTGAGTTCTACTTTGACCCGAATGCCAACACCATTCTTGGTTCTGAAGATGCAGCCATCGTGTTCGCTCCTGGTTCAATTGTTTACACTCCATTCCTTGAGTATGTTGGTAACTTCGGCAACATCGGCACAATGACTCGCTTCACTATGCCTGTCCCAGGACTTGAGCGTGTGAGCATTGATGCTAGAATTTTGCCAGATGAGTGCGAGGAGACTTATAGCTTCTTCATGAGCCACTATTATGACACATACTCTCCTGGAACTTCTATGTTCCCAGCCGGTGATGTGAATGAAGGTGTGAATGGTGTATTCACTGCTGATTTCGTGACTGCTCCTTAATCGAGCAATGGACTAAAAAAAAGAGGGAGGCCAAAAGCCTCCCTTTTTCGTTTCACCCGTTTATACATTAACCAATAAACACTACCGGATTGCAAGACTGATATTGTCTCTCAGCTGCGCCCCTGGTACTTCTGCGCCATCCTTGATGGCTTGCCCAATTGTGGACTTGCTTACCTCATGCTTTATCACCCAATAGTCAGCCGGAATGATTTGCTCGTCTAATATCTCAAC